CTCGTTCCTGACTTCGGCATCATCCATGTCCATGCCCTCGACTGGCTGCTCCCCAGGATCAGGGAGAGCCACCCCTATGCGAAGATCGTTCTTCATCACCACGGCCAGAACCTGCGCGAGGAGGATCCTGCCACCGCCAAGCGCCTGGCCAGGCTCGCAGACGTCGCCCTCGTCTCTACGCCTGACCTGCAGAAGCTGATCCCTGGCTCGAGCTGGCTTCCCAACCCGATCGACGAACGCCTGTTCAGGCGCACCGAATACGCTGGCCACGGGGACCTCTTCCCCTGCGACTACGTCCGGACCTTGCCCTTCGTCGACGAAGTCAAGGCAGCCATCCCGGGCGTGACGGTCTGGATCCGCTGGCAGGACCCGATGCCCTACTTTGAGATGCCGTCGTTCCTGTCGGGCTTCGAGAGAGAGATCTCCTGGAAGCCCGAGGTCGACTACTCGGCCACGCCCGAAAAGGTTCTGTCGCTGACGGACCTCGAGAGCCTCATGCTCGGCAAGCAGGTCTACTACTGGCCCACGAAGGAGACGCTCGAAGGATTCCCAGAGCGGCACCGCATCGAGAACGTCGTCAAGCAGCTCGACCAGATCTACAAGGGACTGCTGGAATGACCAAGATCTTCGCGTGCATCAACACATACGGCAGCCCCGAGTCGCTCAAGCGCACGCTCGAGAGCCTCAGAGGCCACGTCGACGGGGCGGTCATCCACGAGGGACCTTACGCCGGATGGCCTCGCCTTGGAGGCGACAGCCCAAGCTCCCCAGGCGAGTGTGCGACAGGCCTTCCGTTCCCGACCATGTACACCAGGCACGGGCATCTGCTGCAGAAGACGGCCCGGACCCAGGCCTTGCAGCTGGCCGCGACTCTCAAGCCCACGAGCGACGACTGGTTGCTGATCATCGACGACGACGAGGTCCTTGACAGCGAAGCAGTTCTCCGAGTTGTGCTCTCCAGCTGGGCGGCAGATTACGCCAGCATCGACGTCGAGGACCTGAGGTTTGGCAGGAAGTTCCCGCAGAACAGGCTCGTGAGGTGGACGCCAGGCCTCCACTACGAGCCAAACCACTGGACCATCAGGTCGCCCCTTGGCGTCATCACCCAGAATGCGAGCCCTCCATTCTACCAGGTCCATGGCGTCAGCATCGTCAACGATCCTTCCCTGCGGTCGAAGGCATGGCTCCATCGCCGCTCGCTCTACCGCATGCTGCAGTTCATCGGCAACGAGGGGACCTGGTCGACGTCGAAGTACTTCGAGGGCTCCGACTGCGAGGCCGTCTTTGTCGACCCGGAGGCCCTGGCTGCGGACCTTGAAAGCATCAAGCGCAGCGCGGCCTCCGGCAACGAGTTCGACATGGGGCTGCTGCTGATGCTGGCGCAGATCGCGAGCGGTTCCGAGCAGGAGATCGTCCAATGGTCCGACAGGACCAAGGGCATGGTGACGGGTTTGCTCTACGCCGCAGGAGTGATCCCGTGGCCCTATGCCAAGAAGAGCGTTAAAGACGAGAAGGAGGCTTCGGTTTCTCCGTGACCTACGGCGACGTCTCAAGCGTAAGAGCCCTCGCGAACAACGTGCCCCCGTCCGACGTCTCCGACGCCACGATAGCGGGCTACATCAACGCGGCCGACTCGCTGGTCAAGAGCCTTACACGGAAGGACGACTGGGCAGCCGTCGATGACGAGTTCCAGACCATCCAGCAGCTGTCGAACTTCTATGCCGCTTCGCTCCTGCTGGCCAACTACAAGGACGTCGAGCAGAAGGGCAAGACGTTCCGCGAAGAGTTCTACAAGATCATCGAGCAACTGTTCGGCACTCAGATCGTCGTGGTTCAGTCCTCGAACTACCGGACCTCGCCGCTCAACCCAGCGCTCGGGCCGATCCCCGGGCAGGGCCAGGTCACTTCCGATACGTCGATGACGGAGCCATAGGCATGGCAACCTACTCGAGGAGATGCCACTACTCCGGCTGCGGCAAGGCCTTCGAGGTCGCGAGCCTGAACGACAAGAGGCAGTTCTGTTCAGCCGACTGCAGGATCGCTGCTCTCCACGAGGGCAACCAGCGCGAGAAGCGGAAGGCGTAGGCCGTGGCCAAGATCATCGTCGCAGGTCAGACTGCAGACTTCCAGACCGACGTCAACATCACGATCATGAACGCCCTGAAGAACGGGTGGCCAGCTGCTGGGGCGCAAGGAGATTCGGAGCTTCAGCTCTTCGACGCGTCGCTCAACCCGAGCGGCGTCAAGATCGGCACGACCTGGTGGGACGGCCAGACGTTTTTCCAGGTCCACGTCACACCGCTTCTGGTGAGCATCGATCCCAACGTGCTCGGCAGTACCCGCTGGGAGTACACCGACAGGCACTACGTGCACATCTTCGCGAAGGGTAAGAACATGAGGGACAAGAAGTGGAAGCTCGAGAAGGAGGTCGCTCAGCAGATCATGCTGATCAGGGCAGGCCCTGCTCCCGGCATCTGCTGGTGGGATATTAGCGACTTCCGAGAGGCCCCTGAGCCGGCCAGCGAGGCGACTGACTGGAAGCCTGAGCTCGTCCACAGCGTCGCCATCGTCACGGTCCACTACGAGAAGGTCAAGCAGTGATGGACGAGACCAGGAAGGCCCAGATCAGGCTCTTCGCCAGGATCCTGCTCTTCTCGGTCGTGCTGGGGTATGCGTTCGACCGCATCCTGCTCGAGATGCGGTTCTCCGTCGTCACGATCTACTTCAACCTGGTCGGCGAGAGGACGTCGGAGATCATCACGGGGCTCGTCGGGATCCTCGGCGCCGGGGTCCTTCTCACCTGGGACTCCTTGCGCGATTTCGACCTGGCCACAGGGCCGGGGACGTTAAAGAGCGCAGCGCCGTCTCGGAAATCGAACATGACTATCTCGCTCAGACAGAAGAACATCCTCGATAAGGTCCTGTGGGCGGTTGGAGCGTTCATAGGCTACCTGGTCGCAAATGTCCAAGCATTCCCTCCGGCCGAGCAGGCCCTCGTCACAGGTGTTGGCGTTCTCGCCGGTGACGCGGTCTCAGACATCATCGCTTTCGTCGACACGGGCACCGTCTCATCTGCGCTGGTGAGCAAGACCTGGGCCGACGTCAAGCCGTACATCCAGGGAGAGATCCAGAAGCTCCCAGCGACCGATCAGCCGTTCGCGGCCGCAGCCCTGCAAGTGATCGACGCGAAGCTCGGACCGGTTCCGACCCCAGCCCCAGCTACCCCGTAGCTGAGACTGAGGATCCTCCCTTTTTCCCACAAGCGCTCGTAAGACCAGCATAACAAAGTCCGTTTTGTTAACAATCGACGGTCGCCGGAAGGCCTGGCTGCTCAGCTGGCCGTTATTAACCCCGGCACGTTCTCAGGCTAATAAGAGCGCCGCGGTTTTCTTTCGTCGGGCGAGAAGCTCACGGTCAAGAAGTCCGAGAAGGACGAAAGCGCATTTGAGTTTGAACATGCGAGCGAGGGCTGCAAGGGCATCCCCGCCATGGAGTTCACAGAGGCGTCGACGGCAGGCGCCCAGATCAACAACTGGCACTGCGCTCTCTGCGGCGCGTGGCGGCAGGAGACCACGACTGTGTCTGTGAAAGTATCTGTCGCGACCACGGGAGGCGTTAGCGCTTGAGCTCCGTGATGACGCATGCGAGCCAGATCGTCAACCAGCTCGAGTATGTCGAAGAGACGACGGAAGGCACGTTCCCGACCAATCCGACGATGGTGTTTCTGGCCAATGTGGCCAAGTGGACCCCGAAGCTCACGCAGGACAAGGACATCTACAGGCGCCACGGCTCTGAGGATCCCTACAAGTTCGTCTTCGGACGCCAGGTCTTCGAGTCGACCCTCGAGTTCGGCATCACGAACTCGACCTTCATCAAGTACGGGATCAGTGCGGTCGGAGGCGGAGCCGGGTCGATCGACAAGGCCCTGAGCATCGGGTTCTCCTTCAAGCTCAACGGGACCACGAACTTCATCACGATGACGCGCTCGAGGATCAAGAGCATCAAGATCTCCGGCGCGGCTTCGAAGCCCTCGCTCAATGTCACCGTCACGCTTACGCACGACAACATCTCGACGCCTTCAGTCACCGACTACATCGGATCGGGAACTCACGCAACACCGGACACGACCGCTCTCTGGTCGATGGCCGACGGAGGCGCGAGCCCTGTGTCGTGGAACGCATCAGGAATACCCTGCGAGGAGATCAACGTAACCATCACCAGGGAGACAGGCGACAAATGGATTCTTGGATCGAAGAAGATGGCGTTCAGCGGCACTTCGTTCCAGCGTGACATCAAGGGCGACATCACCGTCGAGTACGTCTCAACGACCCTCGAGACCGACGCGAAAGCTAACACGTCCCGGACCCTGGCCTGGGTGCTGAAGGCCACGACCTGCACGATCACGTTCACCGGCGCCTACGCGATCGACCTGACTGACAGGTCCGTCGACGCAGACGCGAAGGAAGGCATCCCCGAGAAGTGGGGCTTCGGCGCGACAGCGGTGAGCATCACCTGAGCGCTGACATAGATCCGCAGGTAGCAGCTGCCAGGGCGTTCCTGGCCAAGAAAGAGTACCCGTTCACGGTCGAGGACCCGTCCACGGGAGAAAAGCTCGCCTGCGTCTTTCGGGACGTTGGGCACAGCGAGCTGCTCGACACGGCAGACGAGAAGGAGACCGACAAGAAGAAGCTCACCTACAAGCTCGTCAGCGCAGCCCTGGTCAGCCCGAAGCTCACGCCGGAAGACCTGGCCAACGGCAAGGCATCCGTCGTCAACCAGATCGTCCAGCAGTACAACACGCTTTTTTTACGACCAAGGCCGAAGTCCGAGCCCTCAACCGCTTCGTCTTCTTCGACAACCTGAGCGGGCTCACTCCGTTCCAGCACGAGGCGCTTCTGCTCCGGAAGCTCGCCATCGACTATCACATAGGGCCGGAGGAGGCGACGCGGCTGCGCCCGAAGCTCATCTCCACCTGGATGGCCATCGACAAGGCCCAGGCGATAAAGAGCAAGCAGGACCAGAATACGGCGGAGTTCTACAATGGTTAGCATGACGGTCGAGGGCCTCGACGCGGCCAGGGCGTTCACCAGGAAGGCCGCAGACTCGGTCAAGCCCATCACCGAGCGGTCGATCGAGGCGTGTTTGCAGGACATGGTCGACTACGCCAAGGCGATCGTCCCCGTCGACACCGGGTACCTGCAGCGTTCGATTGACTGGGTAGCCATGGGAGAGGGCGAGTGGCACTTCCGGGCGATGGCCGGCTACGCCTCCTACGTCGAACTGGGAACTTCGAGGATGAGAGCCCAGCCGTTCATGCAGCCGGCAGTCGACGCGATCCTGGACGAGATCGAGGGGAAGACGGACGACGCTTTCGCCGACCTGGTAGGGGCTCCTTAGGATGAGCGCCGAGGTACCGATCGACTACAAGGTCACGACGGACGGCGTCGAGGAGGCAGCTTCGAACTTTGGCGACGTCGCCAACTCCCTTGACCAGGTGTCCAACTCATCAGCGTCGACGACGAGC